GGCACCAATTCTGAACGCACCTGGTATCTTCTCCGGTGCGCACCTCGATCCGATAATTGCTGTCCTTGGTTTCCATAAACTTTTCGGCTTCTGCTTCGGTGTCGAACACCCTGATGGCTCGCTTGGCCTTCGCCTTCCTGATAACCCACCGGGGTGGCTTCTGCCAACGCTCCTGGGCGCTGCATAGCGGTAGAGGCCCACCTCTGAGCCGTTCAAATTCAGCGTCCTGGTGGAGCTTGATGCGTCCATCCATGTATGAATCCTGTGTCTGAAAATCCCACACTGGAATGTCGATAACTTGTATAGGACTTTCTGGGTAGTCACCGTCTTCGCCAGCCTTACGCCGATTCCAATCTCGCAAAATAGCTATGATTTTCAACGCGGTAACGGGGACTTTTTTTACATGCCTGACGATCCACGCATAAGCGTTCATTTGGTCATGCCATTCGGGCTTGCCGTAAATAACCGACCAGGCTGAAGTTACTTTGTAGTCCCACAAGCGATAACCGTTTGAAGTGATCTCCTGAAGGTCAATCTGTCCGCTGATGCTCCAGCCCATGTGTTTGAAAGTTAAGCGTTCTTCGGAAATATATTCAGCACCTTCGACAGACCCCTCAAACATCTGGTGCATCCCTGTGCCGAATCGTGACCACAGAAAATCGATCACATCCTGCTCTATTTTTGAATCGTATTCTTTGTTTAAAATGCCAATTCGCGGCGAATCAATTAACTGTGTTACGCTGCGGTTTGACTTCCCTCTGTCATAGGAATCACGGGTCAGTGACTGGACAACAACATCAGGCAGGCCGAATTTATTCGTCAGTTCCATTGTCATTTACGCAAAAAACACGCACCCCTTGCTTATCTGAATCCTCGTCCTGCCACCGAAATATCCGAAACATCGAAGACACATCATCGGTTTTCGCAAACCTCCGAACTGCACTCCGCACGGCTGCCAGTTTTCTTTTAATCTGTTCTTCATCCTGCACCTCAAGAAAGAACGATTGCCCGGATTTCATCCCGGCAAGAGGTAATTCTGGCAACCATTCCCGGTCGTTTTTCCGATCGGTAGGCAGCGGAATGTTGCTCTCGATTGCTATTTTCGTATTCACGATCCATAACTCCTTGATTATCATATGAAAGATATGACATGACGGCTGACCCCTTACCGTATTAGTTAAAAATAATATAAGATAAGTAGGAATAGTACAGAATTTTTATGTATGATGCAACAGAGCCACTTATTGAATTAACGATTTTTGGTGAACCGGCTAGTAAAAGTAACAGCCGACAATTGGTGACGATTCATGGAAGGCCAGCCTTTATTAAATCAAAGAAAGCTCTCAGCTTCCTGAAGGACTTTGCAGTTCAATGCCCTACATTAAACCCACTGCTGGAAGGCGATCTCGCCATCACGATGACCATCCACTACCGCACCAGGCGGCCAGACTTGGATGAATCGGTCATCCTCGATGCCTTACAGGGGAAAATTTATGGGAATGATCGACAGATTAAAGAGAAGCATGTCTTCCACGCCATCGACAAAACCAAACCAAGAGTTGAAATTTCAATCTCTCTTCGCGCTGGCAATCATCAAGTCGGTAATCAAGGACATGACTGATGATGAAGACATGCTGCGCGGCAAGGGAGCTAAGTTTTTCCTTGATGGAAATTACATCGAACAGTGTAAACGTGCAGGGTTGGATGCAGCATGGCTGCGAAAACAAGCGGCGCAACTGGCGGGGGTTCATAAAAAACACCGCAAGAAAGCAGGACAAAACCTGATTGAAGAGATCAAAAAAAGAGCCGCCTAAAAAGGCGGCTAATTCAAAAGGATAACCAAGAACGTCCTATGATGATGACTTTCCTAAGATTTCAAGAGATAGGAACGTCCTAAGAGAACGATTATACACATTAAAATTCAAAGGGGTCAAGCATGAAACAGACAGAACTCGATCATTTCTTCAGTGGAATCACTGAAAGCCGCCGCTATACCTGTCCTGTCTGTGCCAAACAACGTAAAAAGAAACACACCAAGACGCTGAGTGTGACCGTCAGCGGCAACAATGTTCTGTATCAATGCTGGCACTGCGATTTAAGCGGCAAATACGAACGCAAAACAATGCCTGAAATCTCCAACGTCCGAGCCATATCCATTCCCAAACAATCGGATCAATCGATGGTTGACCAGTACCTGCTGAAACGAGGCATCGATCCGGTGTCCGTGTTCGGGTTCAATCTGGTTTCGGGCACCAAATGGTTCGGAGATGAAGGCGATCTGGATGCCATCGGCTTTGTGTATGGCAACGATGAGGCCGTCAAATGGCGTTCGATACAGGGTAAAAACTTCACCCAGGATGGGGCCGCCCGTACCTTGTGGGGCATTGACCTGGTTCAGCCAGGAGCCAAGCAACTGGTTGTTTTAGAAGGGGAAATCGACGTACTTTCAGCCGCTTCTGCCGGTATAAAAAATGCAGTGGGGGTGCCGAATGGCGCTCCGCAGAAGGTATCATCCAACCGCAAGATTGATCCCACAGAAGATAAGAAGTTCAACTACGTCTGGGAAGCCAAGCGGGAAATCTCAGCAGCAGAACGGATCGTGCTTGCCGTGGACAGGGATGAGCCCGGTGAGGCGTTGGCTGAAGAACTCGCTCGCCGTATCGGCAGAGCCAAGTGCTTCCGGGTACGGTTTCCCAAAAACTGCAACGACGCCAATGACGTGCTGGTCAAGCTGGGAGCCGAAGCGTTACAGGAACTGATCGATCAGGCCGAGCCTGTGCCTCTGGAGGGCGTCTATTCGGCAGATGAATACCGGGATGACATCGAGCATCTGTACTCAGAGGGGATAATTGGCGGCGTTTCAACGGGGATTGCTTCGGTGGATGAACTGATGACCATCGTACCGGGGCAACTGAGCATCGTGACGGGACTTCCAGGATCGGGTAAGTCCGAGTTTATAGATCAGCTTATGGTGAACCTGGCTCAGAACGAGGATTGGAAGTTTGCCATCGCCAGTTTTGAGAACCCGCCGCCCCTGCATATCGCTAAACTCGCAGAGAAGATCATCAAAAAGCCGTTCTTTGACGGCAAAACCCCCCGGATGAGCCATGAAGAAAGCAAGCAGGCACTGACCTGGATCACCGAGCATTTCCTGTTCCTTGAACAGAAAGACGGCGAAACCACTTCCATTGAAAGCATCTTGGAACGCACCAAGGCAGCGGTCATGCGCCTCGGAATCAGAGGGCTGGTCATCGATCCCTACAACTATATCTCGCAAGCCTCTTCAAGTGAAAACGAGCACCAGTCCATCACCCAATTACTCACACGGCTGGTCGGCTTTGCCAGAGCCAACGACATCCATATCTGGTTCGTTTGTCACCCCGCCAAGATGATTACCGACACTGATGGCAATACCGGTGTACCTAAAGGCATGAATATCTCGGGATCAGCCAGTTTTTTCGCCAAAGCGGATATGGGGGTAACGGTGCATATCCACCAGGGCATAGTCCAGTTGCATGTATGGAAATGCCGCTTCAAATGGGTCGGTGGCGTGGGGATGGTGGAATTAGACTATGACCTGCCCACCGGGCGATACAGCGAGAAGAAGTTCGAGATAGATTTCTAATGCAATGCGTTTAAACGGGGATAAAGCCCGGAGTGTGGTCCCCGCATGAACCACGCTGGGCACTTTTGGGCGCAAGACGTACCTAATCTTCTGGTTTTCCACATAGACCAACTATTTTTGAGGCTCTATGTGGACATGTGGTTTGGCTCTAGCACACGACAATAGAGAAATTTGGGCGTAAGACGTACCTATACGGAGAGAAAACCATGACAATTCGCACGTTCAGCATTCGACACGCAGACATCATGTCGGCTCACATCACCAATGACGATGAGGGTCTGATTATCATCAACCCAAAATGGGAAGACCTTGATCCAATGCTGAAAAGAGATGTGATCGGGGACTTAAAAGCTGATTTGGATTCCATCTTTGAGGACGTGCAGGCAGAATACGATGAATTCTTCCTTCCTAAAAATAAAAATAATTCAGGGAAAAATACTAAAAACTCGTAGTGATTGTTCTTTACCCTTGACCTGTATCTCGTTGATAAATAACAAATCAATATCACTCTTTTCTGCGGTGGTTTCAGAGATCAGCAGATCAACCTGCTGCTCCTTGGTGGCTGATTCCAACCTGGCCCCGGTGTTCACCGCATCCCCGATGGCGGTGTAATCGAAGCGGCTGGCAGACCCCATATTACCGACAACCGCCTCACCGCTGTTGATCCCAATCCCGATGGCAATAGCCGGGATATTTTCAGAGATCAGCCTTCGATTCAAAACCTTCATGTTTTCAATGATCTGGAGCGCACACATGATGGCTGCGTTCTCATGCCCTGGTTGATCCAAGGGGGCGTTGAAAACAGCCATCATCGCATCCCCGATGTACTTGTCCACCATCCCGCCGTTGGCCTGCACAGCGGACTGCTGGGCTGTCAGGGCAAGGTTCATAATGTAGGACACCTGCTCCGGTGGCAGGGATTCGGACAACGAGGTAAAGCCCCTCACGTCCGTGAACAGGAAGGTGGCATAGCGTTTCTCCCCGCCCAACACCAGCAACTCGGGATGCTTCTGTAACTGCTTGACCTGCCTCGGGTCCAGGTAATGCTCAAACTGCTTCTTGATCTGCTGGCGCAGCTTGTACTGCTGTCGGAAATTGAGATAGAAGGCCGTTCCTGCTGTAAACAATTCCGACACTATCGTCCAACTCACATCAATCAGCAGCCCCTGCCGAATCAGCCAGCCTCCCGCTATGGCCGTAGCAGCGATCAGAGCGCCTCCTGACACCAACCCCCCGGTGATACCTAGAAAACTCAGCAGAAGCCAAATGAGAGCGACTGAGAAAGCATAGATGGCGATTTCTGCTGCCAGTGCGTAATCAGGGATATAAGGACTGTCTTCAAGCAGTAT